TTGGATGAGTCGGTTATTTTAGATGCTATGGAAGGTCATATATACAAGAACGATAGACAGGTTAGAGAGAAGCATATTTATTGGGGATTGGATCCTCTTAACCCTCGTGCTGATATCACTGTAGATTTTAAATAAATAAGGCTGTCCCAAGGAAAGACAGCCTTATCACTATTGAACACAATTGGAGAATTAATATGAATCGGAGAGACAAATCATACTTAATCCAACATGGATATTACATTAATGAATAAAGATGTCAATATTCATAATGTAATTGTTGATAGAGCCGAGGCAATATCAGCAGAGCAATGCAGGGTAATCTGTCCTTACTGCAGCCCTACAAGAAAAAAGAAAAAAGAAAAGACTTTATCTGTCAAAAAAGAGCCAGATAAGTTTGTTTATCAGTGTCATCATTGTGGAGAATCAGGGGTAATCAGAGAGATGAGTAACGTAACTTACATACCAAAACCAAAGACACCGTTAAAGTTAGTGTCTACAAACAACGGGGCTTTTTCTTTTCTTAAGGAAAGAGGGATTAGTCAGAAAACAATAGATCATTTTAATGTATTTGAATGTAATAAATACTTTCCTAAACATGGAGAGCAGCCTGCTATAGGGTATCCTTACAAAAAGGATGGCGAAGATTATGCTGTTAAGTATAGATGCACGGCACATAAATCTTTTACACAAGATGGTGGAGGAGCGAATAGTTTCTTTGGGTTACAGCATATTGAAGTAGATGCAAAAGAAATATGTATTGTTGAGGGCGAATTAGATGCCCTTACCCTCTATGAATGTGGCTATGAGAATGTAGTTTCAGTACCAGGTGGTGCGCCTATTAAGGTTAAAGATAATAAGATTGATCCTAAAGAAGACAAAAAGTTTTCTTATTTGTGGGAGTCAGAAAAGTTATTACAAAATGTAGAGAAGATTATCTTAGCGGTAGATAATGATGCACAAGGCTCTGCTCTTGCGGAAGAGATAGCAAGGAGAGTTGGTAAACCTAAATGTTTCATGGTTGAATATCCTAAAGGATGCAAGGATGGTAATGATGTCCTTCAAAATCATGGGAAAGAAACTCTTCATAATTTAATTATAAATCCAAAACCCTGGCCTATTGTAGGTCTGTATGATGTGGATCATTACGATGACAAGATAGAAGATCTCTATGAGAACGGCACTGCTAAAGGAGAAAGCACTGGCTTTGAAACATTAGATAAGCTTTTTACTATCTGTCTTGGGCAGTTAAGTGTTGTTACCGGGCATCCATCATCAGGTAAATCAGAGTTTGTTGATGCAATGATGGTGAATCTTGCAGAACAAAAGCAATGGAAGTTTGCTATATGTTCATTTGAAAATGATCCTCCTACTCATTCAGCAAAACTGATGGAGAAACGTGCAAGGCTACCGTTCTTTGATGGACCTAGTGAAAAGATGACTAAAGAAGAAATGAAGAATCATAAAAATTGGGTTAAGGATCATTTTATTTTTCTTGATCAGAATGATGGCGAGCCTTCCACTATTAATTCTATTTTAGAAAGAACAAAGATTGCTATCTTAAGAAAGGGAATTAGAGGTTTAGTTATTGATCCTTATAACTTCATACAGATAGATAAACAAACAACTGAAACAGATGCTATATCTGAAATGCTTACACGAGTACGGCTGTTTGCAAAAGCTAATGATATTCATGTGTGGTTTGTCGCTCATCCTGCAAAGATGTTAAGAGATGGGACAAAAGTTCCACCTCCTAAAGGGTATGACATAAGTGGTAGTGCCGCTTGGTTTGCGAAGGCTGACCTTGGAATTACAGTACATAGAAACGACTATGAGAAAAATGAAAGTGAGGTTCATGTTTGGAAGTGTAGGTTTAAATGGGTTGGTCAACAGGGTATGGGTCTTTTAAAATATAATAAAATTGATGGAACTTACTCTAGTATTTCAATTGATTTTTAAAGGAGAGAGAATGACTAAAAAATATATGGGAACAATTAAACTTAGTACAGATCATTCAAGTTGGAAAACTTCTAATTGGAAAGGACATTGTATCTGGGGGTACGATGAAGAGTCTCAGAAAGTTTTTGAGACATGGTCTTTAGGTGACTTGGTTACTGTTGAAAAGAGAAGCAAGCGAAGTCAGCGACAGCATAGAATGTATTGGGCTTTGATTGGTTTGGTTCTTGATAATCAAGATTACTTTCAATCAAAGGATCAGCTCTCTCATTACATTAAATTAAAGATTGGTCACGTAGACATTGTTAAATACAAGGATGAGGTTATTGAAATCCCTAAATCAATATCATTTAGTTCAACTAAACAGGAAGAATTTAATTCCTTTATTGATAGGGCAATAGACTTTATAATATCAGACGAGGGTTTGTGGCCAGGTGTAGAGAGGGATACTGTGTTGAATGAAGTGTATGATATCATAGGGATTAATTATGCTTGAAATTCTTAGCTTGGGAGCAGGGGTACAGTCATCAACAATGGCTTTGATGGCGGCACAAGGTGAGATAAAACCTATGCCAGACTGTGCTATATTTTCAGATACAGGTTGGGAGCCTCCAAAGGTTTATAAATGGTTAGATTGGTTAGAAAACCAACTTCCTTTTCCAGTGTACCGGGTTCAAGAAGGAAATATTCTTGATGATCTTTTAAATGGTAATCAAAAAAACTATACAACAATACCTTTTTACCTAGGAAAAGATGGCAAAAGAATAAGCATGGGGAGAAGGCAATGCACAAGTCAATATAAATTAGTGCCTATTAGAAAAAAAATTAGGGAATTAATGGGTCTTAAAAAATATCAAAAGGCTCCAAAAGGTATAGGGGTTAGGCTTTGGATTGGAATTTCCACTGATGAAATGCTAAGAATGAAACCCAACAGGGATATTTATATTGAAAACGTATGGCCTTTGATTGAACTTGAAATGAGTAGGACAGGTTGTTTAGATTGGATGAATAAAAACAATCACCCTAAACCTTCTAAATCATCATGCATTGGCTGCCCATTTCATTCAAACGCTGATTGGGTTGAAATGAAAAACAATGCTCCAGATGAGTGGAATCATGCAATAAAAATTGATTCTATTATAAGGCAGCCTAGTGAATACAATAAAAACAAAGATCTCTTGCAGTATATGCACAGAAGATGCTTACCTCTTGCAGAGGCTGTTCTTTTAGATGAAGAACCAAATGATCAGTTAAATTTATTTAATAATGAATGTGAGGGTATGTGTGGAGTTTAAGTGTTAAGGGATAAGAAATGGTTGGCAGTAGTCAGAAGAAAACTTCCTTGTGTAGTTTGCCTCCAGTCCCCTTGTGATCCTGCTCACATTCGCATAGGTTTTAATGGTGTTGGTATAAAACCTGGTGACGATAAGGTTCTTCCTTTATGTAGGATTCACCATAGTGAACAGCATCACATTGGAGAGAAAACATTTTGGAAAAGATTAGGAATAAATCCTCTAGATTTGTCTGAAAGAATCTACAACCAACCTTCTTCCAAAGCTGCATTAATTATAAAACAAGAATGGTTTAAAAATAAATAATTATGGAACTAATATAAGTATAACTATAAAAATAAATACAACAGCTCCAAATGATATAACAAATTGTAAAAAATCTTTTAAATCTTTCATATGTTTATCCTAATATTACAAAAAATATTAATCCTACGTTAATAACCCAAGCAGAAACAACAGCAGTTGGAAAAACTTGCGGGTTATTTCTTGTTATGCACCAAAACCATATGGCTGGTGATATGGTGATCAAGAACGCTAATATTAAATTAAAATCATGAAGCCCCATTAGGTGTCTCTTTGCCCGGCACATATGCATGATCAGCAACTAATTTCTTTATTGAGGAAACTGTGAACTTATACGCTTGACCTCCACTTACGCAATTAACAGGCATTTTTGATGCCCTTGGATTGAGTCCTACGATCATATACATTTTATCCTTATGTATAAAACTAGTACCAAGCCAGTCTGGTTCTAATCCATAATCTGTGCAATTATTTTTGTAGTATTCCGCATCTTTTGTAAATAATTCACCGTCTTTTTCCTCAAGATTAGCCTCAAGTTTCCCAGTAAAATTGTAATCTCTATACGAAACACTGGCTAAATTAATCTCAATGCCA